GTTTGATCCGACACGCCTAGTGACGGCTCAGTGCGCATAGAGACAGGGAGTTTCCACAGAGCAGACACACGACTACCGTCACTAGCATTTCCTATTGACGGACAAATATCTGTAACTGCCTCATAGGTCTCTCTGTAGTAGTAATACTGACACCGCCGCAGTTCATCCCCGATAGGGGGAGCGCGGTAAGTTGTGAGTGACGCGCCACGCTCTACCTGCGCCTGCGTCACAAGAACATAACCAGTCGTGAGTGCCCCGAAGTCAAAGCCAATTTGTACACCGTTAGCAATGTCTGTCATGCCTGATGTTGTGAACGTGTAATACACTTGTGTCCACGATGCATCAGGACACGCCTGAAGTGCTTGCGTGAGACGGTTTGTGGATGTTGTCCAGTCATCAGTTGCCGACGGTGTGTCTACCACCAGGTCGGGGGTGATTGGTGCGCCAGTGTCGTTGTATATCCTCGCCTGTATAGTCATGGTCTCTTGTGGAGTATCAATTGCCTCCAGGCGCTGAGCCACCACGCACGAGGTAACAGACGCTGCGCCATTTACTCGTAGTGAGTACGTTGAGCGAGGACTGGAGACAGATGTACTTTGCTCTTGTGTGACAGATGCCCCAGACGGAAGCACAAACCACCGATCGGCAAGGTATGTTACCGAACCTGCTGGACAGTTCGTGGAACCCGTGCCACGCTGCCAGACGGCAAAAGCGCTGTTGAAGATAATGTTTTTTGTTGGTACGGTGTGGATGTCACCAACCCCATTCCAGGTCAACCCATTCCACCGAAACACTCCTCCCATACTGCCATTAAAGAACAGTTCGTTCAGAGAAGGCGAAACCGGGAAGGATGTTCCGATTTCGATGAGCAGGTTTTGTGAGCCAGCATTGTCCACATTGGCATACAGCTTGCCATCCGCGCTGTCCATATAGATAACAGCCTGGCCGCTCACACCCGATGGCGCACTGCCTTCCTCAACCCGCAGCGCAGCGGTTTCCCACCCCGCGCCACCGAAACGAAAGAGCCGCCCCAGGTCGGTGCGGAAAAAGTAGTCACCGGTGCTGGGCGTGCCAGGAAAACTCGTGCCCGCATCAATGGTTGTCCCGCCGAGTTCCACCGGCGTGTCGCCATGCACTTTCGCATAGAGCCGGTGGTCGCTGCTATCCATATAGATGACTGCCCGGCCGGTGGTGCCGATGGGTGCGCTGCCTTCCTCAACCCACAGTGCAGCGGTTTCCCACCCCGCGCCACCGAAACGAAAAAGCCGCCCCAGGTCGGTGCGGAAAAAGTAATCGCCGGTGGCGGGCAGGCCCGGAAAACTCGTGCCCGCATCAATGGTTGTGCCGGTCCCGCCGAGTTCCACCGGGCTGGCATTGTCGATAGAGGCGTACAGTTTGCCATCCGCGCTGTCCATATAGATGACGGTTTTATCGAACTGGCCAGAGGGCGTTGCGGTCTCGTTGAGAATGATTGTTGACATATTACTCTCCATACCTGCGATACGCAGTACTCGTTGAGCCTCGTTCTAATTGTATCTGTGTTGTCTCGATAAGTTGAAAACTGGTTGACGACCCTAATGTGTAGATCATAACCATGAGGTTCACAAACATGTCTGTAAGTTGGACATCCTCTTTCTTGTATCGCTTATTAGGGCCAGGTAGGGTCGTCTCACCCATTAAATATAAGTCACTAGCAAAGGTAGGGGGTGTTGTAGTCCAATCTGTGACAATGTTCTGCGGGCGATCATCGACATCTCCTCTCCATTCCAGGACGGCAAGCGCTACATCGTCACCAAAATATGTTTGTATTAATGCGCTTACTGACACCTTTGATCCTAACATGTGTTGACAGTCCTCATTGCGAATGAAATGGCACCAGGCAATTCTGCCTCTTCCGACGGGAAGTGGAGATAGTCTATATGAAGGCTCTATTACCGCCGCACCCGGAACTGCAGAATAAGTGATCGTTTCTAATCGCACCGAGTAGCGAGGGTGCTCCCCATCACCGAACCATGGTAGACCCTCCCAGTTCACCCCCACTCTTTCCTTTTTTTCGAAGTAGATCGGCTGGCTTGTGAAGCTGAAAGACGCCGTATTACTCGTACGTATTTCCGTGTCGGGTATATTCACCGCCGACACTGTTGTGCCGTCTGGAAAAGGAGATGGGCTAGCATTAACATGAACATCCATGCCAGTAGTGATCAGGCCAATATTTGAGGCTGTAAATCCTGTGACAATGTCTGTTGACGTGCCACTACTTAATCCACTCAGGTCAACCCGAACAGCAGGTTTATTGAATCCCTCACACGCCCCGTTCTTCACCACATTAATCCCATCCCCGGTGGTTTTCTCATCAATACTCCCACTCGTGCTTCCGACTATATCTCCACCTACGTGGAGTGTTCGTCCTGCCGGCACAGTCAACGTTTCTCCTGCCGGCACGATGTAGTTGGGGTAGTTTTTTGTGGCAACGCTGGTGCCTTCGGGGCTTTCCTCTGTTCCCTGGCTCATTGTTTGCTGCTCCAGGTTGCGTACTCGTTCGATAATGTTACTCATGTTTGCTCCAATTCCATATCAAGTTCTACCTGCTCACCATCGCTATCAGCGCTTATTGACACGCTGTTGACACGTCCGGTATAGGTGGTGCCGTCCTCCGACTCATAATACGTCACGAGGTCGCCGGGGAAAATATCTACCCCGTAGCGCGAACCAGGAACGTCAAGCACGCGACACGCCAGCGTTGTGGTAGCGCGCTGCTCACGTAGCAGCGCAAATGCCTCGTTTGCAACCGCAACGATGCCAGACTGCTGTGTTGCGCTCTTGAAATCTTCAATCAGTCCGAACTGCTCAGTGATGAGCGCATCAATCGAAACCGCCTCTACCTGGCGGTAGCGACCTTCACCTGGCCCGCCAATATACGCAACAGTCGTCTCGTTTTCATAGTCTATCGTGTCTGCGATTTGGTCTATGTTTCCCCGCAACCTGGAGAGCACCACGCTCGCTGTCCTATCTCTGCCGCGTTGGCCGGGGTATGTGTTCAGGGTGGGGTTGCCAGTGTAGGGTGATGTGGCGTCTGCAATCACATCAAACCCCAGCCATGTGCCCTTTTCCCAACTATCCTCGCAAAGGCTTACACAAACATCCCACACACCTTTGTATGCAAACGATCTGCGAACGGTTTCGCCACCGCTCGCGCTGGTGCCAAAATCCAGCACGCTTGACCAGTCGCGTTCGCTGATATTGAGCAGGCCGGCATCGGTAAACTGTTCGCTCACCACCTCGTGGATGAGGTCGTCCGCCGGGCCATACTTTGCCGCCTCATCCGAACCAGGGCGATTCGCCACAATGCGCCGGCGGAGGAGCGTGTTTGCCGTCTGACCGTACACGGTTAACAACCTGGCGTCCTGGTCACGCTGGTACTTGCGCACGAGCCAGAATGTCTCAAAGAGCAGCGCGAAGTTCCCGCCATCCACCGCACGCCAAACGTAGATGCGCATATCTCGACCTGGCACACCCGCACTCAAAAACTGCGTGCGCCTCTCCACCGGAAGCGTCAACTCAAGGCTACCAACACCGTTGGCATACCACTGCGCACGAAAACTTATCCAGTCGCTCAAGAGCGCAATACGCGTGCCCTCATCAGATGCGAGCCAGATTTCATACTCACTACTCATCCCTCGACCCCCCAATACTGTTCGGTGTATGTGATGTTTGCACTGACGGAGAATGACACGTCTGTAATAATGGTGTTCCTGCCAGGTAGAAGCAACATTCTGGAAATAGCACTACTGACAGACAACTCGCCGACCAGATCGGTGTCTATACCTGCTATTGTTTTAAAGACTTGTGGGGTAGTGGGTTCCGACAGGTCTATCGTCACTGTGTCACCGCTAGACATCACCGGTCTTGAACCAATGTCGAATGAAACAAGGCCACCAGTTGTAGTGTTTGCTATGCTCGCAACGCTCCGTAATGGAGCGCTGCTGGTAAAGATAATGATCGGGTATCCTGGGGCAGTCCCTCTATTCACGACGAATGTGGTTTCTGGGAAGCTTGTTACCAATTCCTGCGTGGTTGTTTCCAGTGTTTGCCAAAAAGGCCAGTCAGAAACAAAACGCAACACCACATCCACGCCATTACGATATTCCTGACTCCCGGTCAATCCATCCACATAGCGCACAGCGATCTGCCGCCCCTGCTCAGTGCTGCGCAGAAGCACCTGTCGACCGACAATGAGGCGCGCCAGGCGCGTCATTTCTCGATCTACCCGGAAAATATCATCGTTCAGAAACCGTCCGGCGATGGTGAGCACCCGCGATGGCACGCGGTACCCCTCGTATTGCCCACCGCGCCGCAGGGTGAACTCGTCAACCCGTTGTGATACTGGCGCAACTCCCAGGCCATCGAACCCCAACGCAAAGAAACCAAACGATGATAATGGATACGCGGTGCCATCTACAATCAGGGAAAGGTCTTCCAGGGCATAGCCATTGCGCAGGGCTGGCAATGTGTTGTAACGCTTGATGGTCAATCACTTCTCCCTGTTGCTGTGAGATAGCGCTCATACCAGGAGATGGCACACGTGACGCCCGCCGCTGCCGTCAGGGTGACGGTGTTGTCTCCTGACTCCAGTTCCGCTCCGATTAAATCCGATGACACAGTGATTGTGTCGCGGGCATCCAAACCATTCAGCTCCACCGTCAGCGCCTCGGTGTCGATGATGTAGTAATCCCCGCTCGTGAGCGTCTGGGTAATAGTGATTGTTGCGCTTCCGATGACAATACTGGTAATACTCCCCGCGCCAGTAAACGCAATCACGACAGACGCAGGTGCAGTCCCCTGGTATGTCACGGTGTTTGCCCCGCTGGTAATTGCCTGGCTCTGTTGCTCCACTCCACGCCAGTAGGGAGCCAGTGCAAGGAGTTCCAGTTCGATGTCCTCGCCGTAGTCGTTATCGCTATCACCCTGCATACCACCCTGGTAGATCACATCAATCTCTACCGCCTGCGCCACATCGGCATTCGGTTGGTAGCGCAGGGTTGTGGCGGATGGTAGCGGGCGGGTGGATGGGTTGAGGAGTGACCACAAGTCGGCCCGCAGCATCTGCAGGTGCAACCATGTCTCACCCTGCAGACGCCCAGTCAGGGTGATCGTACGGGATGCCACGCGTTCGCGTGCATAGTATGCTCCTGGCAAACCTCCGTATTCGTGGCGGATAGGCTCGATAACCGGAACGAGGTGACTTACCAACCCGGTGACGATCAGTCCCTGTTTCCCCACATCCATGAGCGTTCCGCTCAGCCCTGTTTTGCGTGTGCTGGTACTGTTGTCTGGGGTGCCATTCCAAATCCAACCAGGGAAGCTGCCGTCGCCATACTCGGTGTTGATGGTGGATAGCATCCAGGCATCAGTAATCACGTCGCTGGTGCTGGCGTCATCAGCCTCCACATACAGGCGGTAGGGGTCTGTCGTCCTCGCGTTGAATGACAGGGTGACGCGTTGCCAATCGGTTGATGCAGCTATGGATTGCGATTCAACGATGAAATTGGTGTTACCGCGCACGGTGATGCGATGTGTGCCACTGCCCCCCCGCAGGTATACCGAGAAGAAATAGTCGGTGAATACCTCCAGATCTTCAATCTCCACATACACACCGTTGCGTGGCTCGTCTGCTACACCGGTATAACCATCTTGGATACGGATCAGTATCGCAGCACTCCGGACGCGGCGCAACATCGCAACCGAAAACGCACCAGACCATGTTGGCGTTGTTTGCTCACTGTCTGGTGCAACCTCCAATGAGCCAGTATCATCCACCTCCACAGTGCCACCGTCCTCAACTTCAAGCGCACCATAGAGCACAGCGCTTTCCGTAGCCCCCACCGTGAATGTGTCGCCGCTCTCAACCGTGCGCGTCTCGCGCACCGGAAGGATGGATGGAAACTCAAACGAGGGAGTGGGTATCAGATTATCGGCAGGAGTGAATTGTGCAATTTGCAGCACCCCACGCTGCTGACAGAGAAGCGGGGTGTCCTCGCCCGCGAGTTCTGGTATGGAGTAGTATCGCCTCATCGGTTCAGTGCCGCCATCTGGTTGAATTCACCTTGTACATTGCGCATCGGTGCGTTGCTGGATACGTTGAGGTTGTAGTTGTTTGTAGTGGATTGTGCCGCCAACGCGGATTGTTCTTGCATGCGCATAGAAACCTCGGCGCTCATCGCCGTAAGACTTTGCATGCGCACCATTTTGCCGGTAACCTCATCGAGCACTGCGCCGAATTGTTGCATGGCGACTATGTCCTGGTCTAGTGTTGGCGTAATCGATGGTAGTCGTTGTCCAGTCTCCAGACCCATAGATGGAACAGGAATATCACCCAGGCTTTTTACACTCTTTGCCATTTCTTTTTTGACTGGCCCTATTTTTTCTGCGAACCCGACGCCAATGCCTTCGGCAGATGGCGCACCCGCCCGCTCTGCCATCACGGTCGATGGAGATGAAATGCCAAGGATCTCTCTGATTGGTTCTGGCAGATCCTTGGCCTTGTCACTCAACCAATCAGTTAAGCGATGATAGGATTCCTCCATGCCTTTCTTGATACCATCAATCAGGTTGCGCCCGGTTTCTGTCCAGTTGCCAGTATAGTCACTAATGGTGCGCGCCAGGCCGTTATCACCGAAACCAAACAAGCCTGTTATCCAACCCCATAGTGTATCCCACGCAGTTTGCATGCCGTTCTGGAGTGCTCCAATCAGGTTTTCGCCAGCGTTCAGGAATGGCTCGGTGTCGAATGTGATGTTCGTGAATTTTTCGAGAAACCCCCCGACTGCATCCCATGCCGAGTTCCATGCAGCATTCCAACTATCACCAATAAGCCCAAGTACCATCCCGATGGCACCCTCGATGACGCTTAGTGCTCCATTAACAACACCCTCTAAAGTGCCCCATACGGTCTCTACAATGTCGCCGGCTGATGTCCAGGCAGTCTCCCAGTCGCCTTGTAGTATCGCCAGTACAATGGTGAGCGTGTCCTCTATGACTGACAATGCGCCTGTGATAACACTACTGATAATCCCCCATGCGCCATCTAACACCATTTGTATCTCATCACTGTGCGCCTGGATGAATTCCTGGATAGCTGTTAATACTGGCACTACTGTGGCATTTATGATGCCCATCGCAACCTGGATGACCTCAATGATGATGTCCCAGGTGGTAGAGATTATGCCGCCAATGCTTTCCCACACGGTTGACATAAATGTTTCTATCTCATTACCATGTGCCTCGATGAATTTCTGGCCTTCTCCAAACAGAGATTTGATTATTTCCCAAAGCGGCGTAACGATATTGACGATGGTCTCTTTGGTTATCTGCCACGTCTCCTGCAGTTTAAGAACCTTATTGCCGAGGTCGGTATTCTCATCGCCCATCTTTCCGAACACTGAACTTATTGTATTTTGTAATGAGGTGACCGCCTCCGAAGCGGCACTTGAAAATGCCTCAATAGTAGACTGCAATCCTGTGGTGTCAACCCCAAACGTGCTTAAGACGCCCTGAATGACACCCCAGGCCATCTCGATACGCATCTGAATTTGAGACCAGACGCCTTCCACCACCTTTTGCGCACCGTTTTGTGCGTTCTTCCAGTCACCAGCAAGCAGCCCTGTAAAGCCCTCGATCGTGCCGGCAATGATACCAACCGCGTCACTGATGGTGCGCTCGATTGTGTTCCACGCACCTTCTACCACACCAGGTATAGCTCCCATGATTGCATCAATTTCGACCCGGTGGTCTGTCAAGAACGTGGAAACATTGTCGATTGCGGTGTCCCAGGCTTCAGACAGTTCGGCTGTCGTGTCGTCCCACAGAGACTGCATTTTCGGCCCCCACCGGGAGAACGAGGATTGCAACGTAGAAAGAGTGTCACTGGTCACACCTTGAATTTCCTCAAAACCCTCATCCCAGTCGCTGGTCATGTCATTCACAGATGATTGCAGAAAAGAAAATACCGAACTGGTTTTGTCTCGTATGTCACCAAAGTCTGTGACCCAGGCAGTCGCCATGCCCGCAACAGTTGCGCCAAGTGCCAGAAAACCAGGCGCGAGCGGCGCCAGGGTGGCAAATGCAATGGGAATGGCAACGATAGCGCCACTTACCGCACCAAGTGCAATGATGAGTGGCCCGGCTGCCACCGCAATCGCACCTAACGCCAGGGCTGCGTTCTGTACAGGCGCGGGGAGTTCGCCAAACCACCGCACGCCCTCGGTCACAGTGTCGACGACCTTCCGCAATCCAGGCAGAAAACGTCCGGCGAATTCGATTTGCAATGTCTCCACAGCACTTTGCAGGAGTTGGATACTGCCTTTCAGATTATCCATGCGAGTAGCAGCCTGCGAACCTGCATCTACCTGAGCAAGACTGGACTGCATCTCTGTGAAGCCCTCTGCTCCAGCATTAGAGAGCGCAATAGCAGAGCGCATAGCATCCTGGCCAAATATGGTGGTCAGGTGGCGATTGCGCTCCTCCTCCGATAGACCAGCGGTGGCTTCTGCAAGCACGTTGGTGATTTCTGTCATGCTCCTCAATTGACCACTTGCCGTGAAGAACTGATTTTGACCATCTGCGGTAATAATACCGAGTTCGCGCATCGCTGCAGCTGCGTCTTTACTACCCGGCACCAAACGCGTCATGAGCGTCTTCAGGCTGGTGCCAGCATCTGAACCGCTCTTGAAGAGCGGAGAAATCACAGCAAGGGTGGTGGCGAAGTTATCAAGCTCGCCACCGACACCAGCAAAAACACCACCGCCTTGCGCCATCGCCAGACTGAGGTCTTGCCAACCAAATTTGCTATTGACTGTGACACCAGTCAGGTCGTTGATTACATCTGGTAATTCGCTTGCTTCCTTGTCGAATGCCAACATCGCGTCGGTGGCAATGTCAGCCGACTCAGGGAGATCAGCACCCGTTGCTGCAGCAAACGAGAGCGTTGCATCCAGTGCTCCGCCGAGGATTTCGGTGGCTGATAATCCATTTTTGGCGAGCATCTCAATACCCGCCGCAGACTCTTGTGCTGAAAACTTGGTGGAACCGCCAAGGTCGATGGCCATTTGTTCTAGTTTGGCCATCTCGTTTGTGGTGGGGGAGAGGACCGCCTCCACGCCAGAGAGTGTCTCCTCAAACGTAGCGGCAGTATCAATGCTGGCGAGAGCAGCCTGTCCCAGGGGCCGCGAGATGTTGTTGTTGATGCTCTCGCCGGTCTGCTGGAGATTAAGCGATGCCAGGGACTTATTCATCCCTGACATGTCGAGCGAGTTGGCGGCCTTGCTAAACCCCTGCACCGCGCCCGTTGCCTTGCCCATGTCGCTTTCAAAAGCGCGAGCATCTTCGGCAACGAGCCGCACACCAGTTTTCTTCAGGTCAGCCATTCGCTATCGCTTCCGTTTACGCTCCATTTCGCGCATGTGGTCATAATCCATCACCGCCTGCATGCGCTGCCGCACGCGCCGCTCGGCCAGGATGAGGATTTGTGTGTGTTTGTCGAGAGCAAAAAATGCAGATGGATCACTAAATCCACGTTGCTGGCTCACATCCAGTATCTCCAGGAGAAGCGCCGTATCCGAGTCTGTCTCAATGCTGAAGTGTGATTTCTGTGTTGGGCATCGCCATATCGGACGTCCCTTCCACATCATCCCGAAACGACTCGGCTGCGGTTTGCACCTCCTGGTCGGTCACCCGTTCACCCTGGATCGCCTTGACCAATCGGCTCACCTCATCGTCACCAGAGCACACAACGTGAGCAATATATGCCGCACGCGGGGAAACATTGCCCACGTTGGTTACCGCAGCAATGACACCATGGAGCCGCCACGCTTCTTCTTCGTCAACCTCCATGTCCACGCCAAAATCGATCATCATATAGATGGTAAGTGTGGTCAACCACTCGTTGTGTTGTGCCAGTTCTGCTCGGTAGTGAGGGTGATCGGGGTTCGGGTCGCCTGTGCCTGTGTCAATCGGTGGTGGGGGGGGTGGATGTGAGTGGCGAAGGAACATGGCAATGGTGGGAGAGACGCGGTTGAGCCGCGCCACCTCACCATTTTCAAACTCAAACACTGGTTTGTCTGGTGCTCTTCGTCCGTTCATGATACTCCTTTTCTATGTAATATTAGGTTCGCCGATGAGGATAACGCCATCCTCTTCGTCTCCTGCCACCCCACCGATCACGAGATAATTAACCTGGCGGCCGGTGTCCATCACCGATGGATACGCCATCCGCGTGGCCTTGCTGAAAACTGGCAGGTTCGCCAGTCGCTTGCTGGTTGTGCTGATGTCCCAATCTTGACCACCGTCCCAACTCGTCAGGATGCGAGCAGCGGTCGGACTATCGGCAGTGGTGTGACTGACGTGCAACACCTCATCGTTGATGACAACAATGTCCGCTACGGCTCCCGTTCCTGCACCATCAAACGTTTCCGGAGCGAACCAGGTCTCTGCGCCATTTTCAGTGTAGTACAGATTACCCGTTGCGGTACCCACCCACCAGCGATACTTGTTGTGCAGCCCGACCGCCTGTATGGTTGCAGCCTCTGGTGAGGTGGTCACGCTCGCCCAGGTGCGGCCTCGGTTGTTGGACACAATGACCGCACCGTTTGCTCCAACTGCAACCAGGGTATCACCCCTGCCACTTATACGCGAGAGGTCTTCGCTCGTGGCGTCACCCGCCTCGCTCGCGGTGACACCACCAACCAGGTTGGATGACTTGTAAACATAGCCGTTCGCAGCGCTGAAAAACACCTCGCGCTGGGTGAGCACAAACACATCGCTGGCGGCGTTGGTCGACCACTCGGTCGGAGTGACCTTGGTGAGCGCGCCTGGCACACCAGTCAGTTGATTGATGGTTGCGTAGTAGTAGCAATCGGTGCAGACAATCAGGAGGTTCTCGCCAACAATACGAATAGCAACTGGCACGTCGCTCCCATCCCCGACTTGCACTTCTGTCCAGGTAGCACCACCATCCAGTGTGTAGATGTACTCGGTGGGTTCCGCGCTATACGGCACCTGGTCACTCTTAGCCAGTGCATAGATTTGTCGCGTCGGGTCAAATTGTGGGCCGCACTCCTCGCCCTGGCAGTTGTTGAGGCGACCATACGTCACATCCACAACTTCACGTGCAACCTGTGTGGTGGCCTTTTCGCCAAAGTAGATTGTCCCCACCGGATAAGGATTCTCACGAAGCCGTAGCGTCACCTCGTCCTGAATTGCCTCATCGCTATCGAACGACATGCGGTCACCGAGGTCTTTGTCAGTGACGATGCCGTAGGGTAGAACGTTGATATAGCCGTCCCATCCCCGCAGAAAATCGCCAAGTTCAGAACATGCACCACTCACCAGGTAAGCGGTAATAGCACAACGGTTTGCCAGGAGTTGACGCGGAATGCCCTGCCGTCGCTCGCGGAATGTCAGCGTGCCCTCTGCAAGATCTGGCGGCTCCTCCATCGTGCCTACCACAATGTATCGGCCAGGGTTGGATGGGTCATAATTATGGATTGGGTCAACACCACCGGACTGCGGAGCGGATACCCCCGTTGCAATCGTGTATGTTGCATCCTGGCCTGCGTATTCCACAGGTGTGCCTCTTCGCGCCCCGCCGTAGGCCAGGAAGAGGCGCTTGTGTTGTGTTGTCCAGATCGGTGTTTCTGGCATGGTATCTATCCTTTCTAAATTGCGTATCCACCCGGCAGACGCTGCTGATTGACGTGCTTCCAAGCCAGCACCGCGCCGCGTCGTGTGCCAAACGGATTACTGAGATCTGCTGCTGATATTGCCCCGAACGCCTCGCCTGCATCGCCGCTCGTGCGGGCAAGGTCTTGCTGGAGATAGCGCCACTGTTGTCCCGCGCCCCTGCATCCGCAAAGCTCCCGCACGGTCTGTGCAATGGCGAGATACGTGACCGTGCGCTGCCATGTCCTGTCCATTTCTCGACTGGTGAACGGGTATCCCGCCAGATAGTTGATGACCACACGGTCCGGCGGGCGATTGCACTGCTCCCACCACCCCGTGCCAGTCCACGTGCCGTCGGTTTTTCTCGCCTGTCCAACACCCACCACCCCCGCCGGACCATCTCGGATGCCAACACGAGCGGGAGCGGTGGCAATCGCAGCCGGATCAGTGCCAACCGGCTCGCAGCTCGCCCACGATGGAAACGGCACAGCCTCCCAAACGAGCGTGGCCTGCTCATCGGTGTTCGTGGTGCGCTGATACACGGCGATCTCTGACACAAAATTGCTATCAACCGTCGGGTTGATTGGCGTGCGCTGCACCCCTTCGTATCTGATCGGTTTCACCAATAACCATTTCCTGCCGGTGATCGTCGCTACACCGCCACTGATTGCCACCTGCACTGGCTCGATACGCCAGCGATCCATATCATCGGTGAGGCGGTCCGCATTGGTGAAGTATGCCACCACCTGGTCAGCATCGGTGACAGTGGTGGCAATTGTAGCGGTGAAGGTCTCGGCAAGGCCGTCGCCATCCTCATCACTGAACAGCACATCAGCGTCGCCAATGAGCGTGAGTTGTTCGGTTCCCGCAGCCTGGACATAATGGTCTGGGAGCTTCAATGGCAGATAGCGCCCCATCGGGTCGGTGAGATACGATCCGTAAAAACCTGGTTGGTGGGTGGTTGGCCAGGTTATGGTTTCTGACAAGTAGCGTGGAGCAGGCCAGTAATGCAGATAGTTACGGATCAATTGCTCTGCCGTCTCAATCGCGCGCCGCACTTCGTCTCGCCCCAAACGATCCGCAGACTGCCACGCATATTCGTACACAATATCATCACAATCTGCGCGGATGGGCGTGTATGTCGTGTCGCTCAACTGCCAGAAATGCCAGGGATGATAGGAAATGATGTATCGCAGGTGATCAATAGGCAAGAGGTTCATCATCGTCAATCTCAACTTCGTCTATGATTTGACGGATCACCACAGCGGCACCTGCGATGCCAAGCCAATGCACGACCCATCGCGGCGCAACGCTCATCACGAGTGCAAACCAGAACGACAGGCACAGCGGGCAATGGATGCCACTTGCCAGGTGGGGGTATCGATCAGCCCATGTGCGCAACGAGACCAACACATCTGCCGGGCCATCCTCATACGCGATCATGCGAGCAACGCGATAGGTTGCCAGAATGCGGAGCAGGGTATCATGATGCATTCTTGCGTGGCCTTCCTCGCTTGCGTGGTGGTGCAAAGTCGAATACATCATCGATATTGCCATCGTCCTCTTTGGTATCGGTTTCTTCCAGATCAGGGACTACTGCCGGATCAGGTTCAGCAGGTTGTTCGTCAGTAGGCGGGTCTGGCTCCGGTTCGGGCACATGGGGCACCTCAACAGGCGCCACGTCCGACAAGGTCGGCACCACAGGCAACGGTGGGGGCACGGGATCCTGTGGCGCGCTTCGGACAGAAGGTGCAATCACTCGCAGATGCCCGCTGCGCTGGAGCAGTATGTCCACATCATCGGGGTGAACTTCCTTACATTTGTGTGATGGTGACGCACTGAATTGATAACTGCGCCCCTTCAGTCCATTGTAGCGCGTGGTGCCTTTGCGAGTGCCGGTGTAGCACATCCGTACGGTAGAACTGTTGAGACTCCGTGCGGTACTGGCGGGCTTTGCGGGCTTTCCTCCACAACAGGCCATTTCTTTTTTTCCTTCCTTGTATGCACCATAGACATTATCAAAATACTCAACGAGTTCTGTTTTGTGGTCATCCAGGTAGCGGCGCCGGGTGCCCGCGTCCATGCGGTAGCCCACCAACGGGACGGGCACGAGATGTCCACAGATGCCAGCAGCGGCGCAACGTGCGAAGAAATCCCGCACCTCCATCGACTGCATCTGCTCGTCAAACCCGCCCACCCGACGAGCATAATCTGCGCGCATCAGCACAGTAACCAAATGACGGGTTTCGTAGAGCATAGCCACCTGGTGGTATGCCGATGCGGGTTGGACATAAGATGTGTCACCTTCCAGGAATAATGCGTGACCGTATATGTAGCGCCCGGTCTCATCGTGCGCATCCACCATTTGCTGGATTGCTCCCGGCATCAGGTAGTCGTCGGCATCCAACCAGATGAGGAGTTCAGATTGTACATGACGCAATCCCTCGTTGCGAGCACAACCCGCTCCCTCGCCGCCTTTTGTTCGCACCACCTGGGCAAAGGGGTAGGGATAGAGAATTGCAGATGGGATGCCATATGTTGTGTCGTCTACGACAAGCACGTGCCAGTCTCGATACGTTTGCCCCACCAAGCTCTCCATCGCGGTGGGCAGGTAGCGCTCGTGCCCAGAGCCAACCGGGATGACGACAGTGACACGCGGCTTGTGGTAGCTCAACACTAATGGTTGTTTGCTTGCGGGAGCAGCGAAAGGGTACTGTCGATCTTGCGCCCAGGGCAGCCATGTCTTCAGGTCTGGCTCAGGCTGCGAATGCCGCACACTGGTACGATGCTGGCGATAATTATACAGCGGCTCGCGGCTTACCAGTCGCGGTTGGAACCCTATTGCTACGCCACGTAACCAAAAATGGTAATCACACGCACGGCTATTACCCTGACTGACAGTATCCTGGTAGCCGCCAAGCCGCTCCCACATCTCCCGGCGATGCATCGCCACGCCGGGTATGAGGTTGCGCTTATGCACGAATGTTTCAAAATGGAATTCTGCATCAGGCCATACTACGGACTGGGACGATCCATCCTCGCTCATTGACCGCACGTTACTGTAGACAATCCCTAGCGTCGGATCATCGAGGAGTGCATCATGTAGCGTCTCAACATAGCGCGGCGCCAGGGTGTCATCTGCAGCCATGTGGAACACATACGGCTGTGTTGTGACGGCTATGCCGGCGTTGACCGCACTGGCGATACCGCGATTGCTCTCGAAGCGAATGCTTCGTACCCGATCTGCATAACGCGCTACAATGGCAGCAGTGTCGTCGGTGGAGCCATCATCAACCACAATGATTTCGTCTGGCACTCGCGTTTGTGTAAGAATGCTGTCCAGGCATTGCGGCAGCCAGTGTCCATAGTTGTAGCACGTTACTACGCACGCCACACCATGCGGCTCGTGAAACTTCCACTGATAAGCCTGCTGGTACAAATCAATATATCGCGGAATAATGGCCGCCCAGGCGTGTGCCTGGGCTGCATCACGGCAATTTGCGCCAATCTCTGCACGATGCTTGATGAGCCAATGATACCCTGCGACAAGTCCATCAATATCGCCCGGCTCCACGAGCCATCCGGTTTCCTGATGACGAACAAGTTCAGCGGTACCACCGTGATTGTACCCCAACACTGGCACCCCGCTTGCCATCGCCTCTATTGTGCTGATACCTTGGCTCTCTAGGGTGGTAGCGAGATAAATACTGGCATTCCGTATGAGTTCTCGCATGCGCGGGTATGGCACCTTGCCGGTGAGCTTCATGTGTGGCGACACATCCACACCACCTGGGGCAAAGGTGCTGATTACCGCAATACCTCGCTTTGCGAGTTCATGTGCGGGGGTGGGGTTGCAGATGGCGTTGACACGGTATTTATTCCATAGCACATAGCCGCCATTCTCCCCCGTCCCCCAATCGTTTGTGTGAATGCCATTAGGGAGAACAGTAGGTTGCATACGCATATCACGCCGCAGCAGTTGAGCGCACCACTCTGACGGCACAGTAACACTGGCCAGTCGTCGGCGGAGATTGGCGGCGAGAGATGCACTCACTGCGTAGTCATATGCGCCCCATGATCCCGGATCACCAGTGTAGTGGAACCCGTGCAGGTGGAGAACATCAAAGTCCTCCACCTGCTTTTTGACATACCCCACATGCATAATCACGAGATCAGCAGAGTAGGGTGTATCCACGAACTGCATGCCGTGTTCTGGGAGGTGTTGGTGGAGCGCCTTGCAAACTTGCGCAACTCCACCAACACCTCTCATATTATCAGGTCCGGGTTCCATGTACAATTTCATCACGCAACCTCAATTAACTGGTCGGTGAGTAGTAGGACTGCGGTGTCGTCAGCAGCTTGCCGCCATCGGTGTAGTAAGTATCGCCGGGTTCCCAGTCAGGGAAGTGCCCGCCGCTCACCGTTGTATACGCTACATTATCCAGGCGTCCAGCCAGGTGAGGCGTTCGCAATACCAGGCGCGTGCGTGCCTGCGCGGTGATTTGCAGGCAGTTGTTGAGCGGCGGCTTTTTGTGGAGGAGAAACCGCCCGCCATCCACCACCTGATAACTCCCGCCGGGCGAGAACATTTCTGCTGTGTCGATGGGCTGTCCTGCAAAACTAAAATACTCCATATACAACACAGGCATCCGCCCTAGCGTTGTGAATGGGAGAAGGTAAATCGGACTACTGAACACCCCGGCGCTGGCCTCTTCAGTTACTGTGTCATCGAGAATGACCGGCACACGTTGGCCGTCAATCATCAGAAACTGCCCGGTCATGGCAATCATATCGCCCCGCATCTCGTCACGCGCCTGGGTGTTGTCACGAGCATCAATGAACTGCGTCGTGTCGTTGGTGGTCGTGGCAATACCCTCACACCCGGTGGTGTGATATGCACACGGCCACACCTCCGACAACTCGTAGAAGAGGTTCGGGTGCATCACAAAGCGCCAACTCGTGTTGGGCAGCCCTGCCTTTCGTGCGGTGTCCTGGAGGTAACGGTACATATTCGACACGCGCTTGACATAGGTCGTGCCGTTGCTGTTCACAACCAGGTTGTCCATGTCCACAACGTAGCTGTCAGCGCGGGGGCAGGCAACACCAGTGAAAACATCACGGTATCCTGTGTTGACCAGGGTGTCCAGGCCATAGAAATATTCGCGGTCTCCGTCGTTATTGGATGGGTCGCCGGTGTAGAGTTCACGTGAAAACTCATATGTCCATCCTACTGCAAGGGCATAGAGTTTAGCGGTGGCGTCCCTGGTGATCGCTGTCTGCATGGGGCCAATCGGCAACCCTGGTGCAACCCCGCTCGTCGGGTCGAGGCCCCCGAAAATCTGTAGGTCATCAAACTCGCCACGGTTGGTGTACAACCCCACCTCGGTGATGTCAATGGATTGGGTCTGCAGCCGTTGCTTGCCGAGCGGGAGCATGGTGGTGCAGATTTTCCGCGTTCCAACGGTTTTGGGGTCGTCGCATGGGCCGGTAGGGTCATCACCACTGTTCGCTGTCTGCCCCGTAAACAAGGCGTAATTCGGGTTGGCATAGCGCGTCTCCATAACCGGCAGTTGCGCAATCAGCCCCTGCACCGGCAGTTGCATGGCGGTAAACACTGCGCGATCCAGGCCAGGTTGCGCGAATAGACCACCGGGGCCAGTTGGATGATATGCCGACGGTGTACTCACGGTTTTAAACGCTGTAGCAAGCGCGTTAAGGATTTGCTGCTGGTCCATCTACATAGCCCCCTTTCCAAAGAGCAGGTCGGAGATCAGGGTCTCTGGCGAGTTCCCGTTTGCGGCATTCTGTTGCTCCCTGAAGCACTTTGCCTCTTCTTCGCTCACCAGTGTGGTCTTGCTGGTGCTCGCGGAATGCCCGGTCATCGCACGCGGTAGCGGCTCCGCTTCTGCCATGGCCTTGATTTGCGCCTGCAGGTTTGCCACCTGCGTTTGCAGCGCCGCTACCGGGTCGGTGGTTGACTCCCCTGGGGTTTCCTTCTTGTCGTACCCCTTCATCTCTTCCAACGCTTCCACCAGCGGAGAGATAGCCTCGGCTACCGCCATGGCGATCATCTGGTAGGTTTTCTGGTCGGCCTCGCTCATACCCCCACCGCCGTCTTCCATCTTGTCCTCTTCGCCTTCCATCTTGTGCCGAATATGTTCCTGTTTTGCTGTTTGTTCGGCACTGAACATATTTGCTTTCAGGCGATTGAGCGCTTCCTGTCCCGTTGCATCCTCACCGAGCAGGTGGCGCAGATGCAGTTCTTGTTCTTCTGTCATTTTGGTCTCCTTAACTGTCAATGACGTAAATCGGTTTGATGCCTTGTGCTTCGGGAGCAGAGAGCGCTCAACCCGACGTATCCAACTATATACCCCGTCTCTGTCTGGTTCCCACACGAGGTGCTCGAAACCGATAGAGACGCCAATTTCGCCGGCTTTTTCCGCAAGGCGCTGCCCTGCCACCGGGTCGTGGAAAGTGCCGCTCTCGATCAGGTAGCGGCCATCTATTGCATTAAAATCGCAGGTGCCTAGCTCGGCGTCCGGTACATGCCACCACAGGAGTGGTCCGTACTCACCGGTCTCGTAAGCACGGGCGGCATCTGCTGTAAGTGCAGCCTTGCTGACAATCTCACCATCCCGATCCTCATACGCCGACGATGAGATGGCGAGCCATCGGTAGTCTCCGTTGGCATCCTTGAAAACCATCGCCAATGGGGCAATGGGTGCGGTTTTGTGTGTCTTCTCTGTTTTTTTGTCCGCCGCATCCATCTGGCGCACACGTGCCCGCGCCCAGGAAAACCCCTCATCGCCGCCCCACCCCTGCCAGGCTTGCCACCCTTTGCCCTGGTCGTCCCACGTGGAGCCGTCCTTGTTGACTTCGTGGCGCTGAAAAAAAGAGAGCATACGCCGTACAACATCAGGAGAGAGAGTCTGGCGATTGATCAACTGGCGGGCACGCGCCAACCCGACGCTGGTCATACCGCGTTGGGATTGCGGCTTGTCGGCTCGAACTTCCAGTGCGCGGCGGGCATTTTCGGCCATCGCTTGGGTAGGACGAAAGTTGATGTGATCGTATTTTTTAGGTGCTTTGCGTGTGGTGCCGTAGTAGGCAGCGTTCAGCGCGTTCAGGTGTCGCTGCGCACGCTCCTGGCTCTCGTGGCAACCGCCAGGTATTGGCGCGGATGAGCCGCGCTTCACCACACACCATCGGTTATTCTGTTGTGCGATTTTCCAGGGCATTAGGGGGCAGCCTCATACAGTGCAATTTCAGACGTGACCATCCGTGCCCCTCCCGACCGGTTGGTAAGCCGCAACAGGTATGCTGTTCCGTTCTTGAATACCCACTCATTATCACCCCTGATAGAGCTGGATGTGACCGACGAAAAGAATCCCACCCCCGTACCGGCAGGGATGGCAATGGTATGGATGAGCGTTCCCGTACTGCTCACGGTTGCATCCTGCCGTGCGGTGGTTACGGCAGTGTTCGAGAAGGTGCGGTTGAAGTTTTGCGGTGTTATAGCAGTGCCGGTTTCAGCGTTGTAGGTGATGCCCTCGTACAACCGTAACTCAAAATCCCCCAACGTAAAAACCAGGAACAGGATGTGCGCCGCCTTGTCAGCAGGTGTATCAATAATCAGGTCGGCATTGGCATCGTCTGCAACGCGATTGTCGTCGAACCATGTTGCGGATACAACATAGAGCGCTCCATCATGAACGGTGACGTGCTCCCAGTCTATTGGCGCGGTGTACAAACCATACGCGCCCCCACCTGTATCGCGTGCTGCCCCAGTATAGTTGCCAATTTGTATTTCCTTGCGTGACATGGTTCTCCAAACAAAAGTGATGCATGGATCACACTCGATCCATGCGGGTTGGGTGGGTGTGTGTCTCGCCCAACACATCTTCAATCCGCACGGGCATATTTCGCATTGCACCATAGAGTGCTTAATGTCCAGTATACTCCTCACTCGATAATAATGCAAGCAGGAAATGGCGCAAGGCCACGAGATTGTGGTTGTTTTTTGATGTTGTCATGATTTTTTCACCTCACTATCAATGGCACGCTGGAGTGTGTTTGGTAGGATGCGTCGCCATTTGTCAGATATCTCTTGGCTGAACTCACGCGGGGCCGTGCCAGGGTGTTTGACACGCGGGGTGAAAACCATTGTGCTACCCCGCGAGCCGGCGGTGCTCCCGATGACACGCGGCGTTGTCTTTGGTTTGGATGGCACGCCGAACCGCAGGGTGCTGGCGTTGCGTGCAACAATGATGTGTGGCCTGGTTCCCTCATCCACGAGGCCGTAAATGAAATCGGTGGTGAAGATGTTGCGTTCTGCCCACGACGGACGGTCAATCCCGAACGCAGGTTGATGCTTCCACGTTTGGGTTGTTACCTGCATGTCAACCTGCACGCCCCGCGCCGCACCTTCCATCGCATTTTCTACTGCCCGCTTCAGTTTTTTTCTGCTGATGAACTTCGGGGCGAAGACCTTTGTTTTGATTTTCATCGTCATCACACGAGTACCCCGCCGCGTATACGGTATGGCGACCCGGCGGCGCGTTCGGGGCAGGTCTGGCAATGGTTCTCGCTCGCCCCCAATCGCCAGTAGCAGTCATAATCACCATTCTCTTCATTGATTGTCACGATCACCCACGAGCACTTGCAGTTTGATAGACATTGTGTGCCCTCGGCGGGCATAAACGGGAGTGGCAGAAAACGCGTTGCGCCGCGCCAGTAAGGTGTCTTGATTGAGCGGGCATACATCCTGGCACGCTCGCGCCAGCCAGTCAGAAACTCATCGGTGTCCTGCATGACCAGGGCAAAATCCCCCAGGAAGCGCAGCTGCACCTGTACGTCCTGCATCACTGCCACAAGGCCAGGGTCAGGGATGTTTGTGCCGTCCCACCCGGCGAACGCAGCGGCAGTAGAGTAGCGAGCAATCATACGGTTCATCTCATCCTGCCATTGCTCAATGGTTATGGTGCCGCGTTCGAGTCGGCTCATCAAGTCGTCAATCCGCACAATGAATCTGTTAATGAGTTCGCGCAAGTTGGCAGGGATTTCATCCACTAACGCACCTCCTCGTATAACCTGATCGCGTGCGCCATCTCCTGTTCTATGAGCGCCATGGCCTCGGCTTCGGTAACCTCCTTCACTGCAAATAGGGATGATTCCTCCTCCTCAGTAGCCGCTGAAATCATCTCCGGTTTTTCCGTGTCATCCAGGGTCTCGGTCGGTGTCTCATCCACCGCCAGGAACTCCGGTGGCGCCTTACCCTCATCAACCAACATTTGCAATCCCTGCTGCGGGGTAAGCACACCACTATCCACATTGGTCTTTACTGTTTTTGCCCAGGTCTCGTTGATGTTTGCCCGCGCTTGCTCATCGCGCAGGTCGGTAGTAACAAACACAAACGTTGTCTGGTCATCAAAGACTTTTTGGTTCAATTGGTGGGTAAGTTGCATACGGAACAGTGCGATTTGCCGCCCCGACGCCTCTTTCTCGATAACTATCGCTTGCCCCGTGCCGCCGAGGGAATTGTGGAAAAACTCCGGGTCAAGGTCGGTAGGGAGAATGCCTACCGCATTACAAATACGCAACTTCGCTTCACGGCGCTCTTTTTCGGCATCGAAGTTTTCCGGCAGGCTGGTGAATGGAATCTCGATGTGGTTGACTGTTGCATCGGTCATCATGCCCATGATGACGCTGGCGAGATACTTCGTATAGCCCTCGCTCTGCGCCTGCGCCTTTGCGCGCGTAACTGCATCCTCCACCATCTGTGTCGTGACACCAGTGATGAGATCGAGCTTCTGTGGGCGCACACCCGTTAATCGCTCACCCACCAGGCGATCAATGGAGTGGAGTTTGTGGATAGCACGGTAGCACCGTGACGCGGCGCAACGACCTCTGCCATAATAGGCAGGGTCTGGGTGTTGCATGCTCACCAGGTTGATGACCTGCCACCACTGCATGCGATGATAGCCGTCGGCGGCAAGATACCAGACTGGTTCTTTGCTGTCTCCCGTCCGCCAGCACCGCAGGCTATCCAGATGCTTCAATCCGATGATCGGGGCGCGGGGGTCGTTCTTCTCACGGATTAACTCAATCCACGCACCATTGTCAGTGCAGAGCCAATCCTGCACCAGGAGCGAGACGAACGCGACCCATCCGTCATTAAGCTCTGCCTCATGGATAATGTCCTGGGCGCGGCGGGCACGGCGGGGAACACTGCTCTCCACTTCCCACCCCTGGCTTGCAATCTGCGATGCAGCGATAGTGACGGCATCACCAAAGTCTGAGCCGCCATCCTGGATGAGCAAGGAGCGCATGATGGCGTCGCGTGCCTGGGAGCCGTAGACAGGCAATTCATATGGCAGGATGGAGTAGTTGCCGTCTGCACCACCCCAGAGTGAAAAGACAAACGCGCCGCCGCCATCCGAGTGCGTAACGCTCTGCTGTTCGACTTTTACAACATCGGTTGCGGGCATTACAATGTCCTCCTGTGTGGCCATGCCAGGTAACGCAGGGCATCCAGTGCGTTATCGTTCGTTTTTTCCGGCTCTTCGCTGCCACGCTTGTAGGCATACGCGGTCATCTCATGCCGCAACAGGCGACAACGCGGGTGAATGAGCAGGTGGACAAACCCATTCGTGTCTGGAGCAAGCATTCCACGCACCACCTTGATGCCTTCAGCAACAGAGTGGGTCGCTTTCATCGCCGGTAATCCCAGCGCTTGCATCTTCCCGCGCAATTCTGCCGCGCTACTGTCTAGGTAGATGACAGACGGATTCGGGTATGGCAGGGTGAGCACCTCTTCCAGATGCTTACTGCTCTCCCGGTGGATGGCGTGGTGTTCTGCAAAAACACAAACCTGCCCGTTCTTGCGCACCTGAGCCAACAGAAAAACGCGCGGGTGGCTGTTTGCAGTATACAACCCCGTGCGCTCGTCACGTGAGCCGGTATATCCGTCGTCTACACCCCAGACGATCTCACCGTTGCCGGGTTGGTAGTCGGCGTCATCAGAGATGTTGTGGGTGCCAAACGTTGTATAGATCAACCCCTCGGCTTGTACCCATAGCCCCTTGAGTAGACGATCCTTTGCCGATCCCGTCAGGCTGCCCAGAGTGTCGAGATACGCACGCCCCTGGGTTGTCCAGTCGTTGCCGTCCCACAAACGCGGGTTGTCTTTATGTGTGGAGTTGATGAGCCGCAACGCCCCGGACTGGTAGCGCAGATACAACCAATGGAGCGGCGTGGTGGGGTTGACGTCGCCAATGATTTGCTGAACAGGCCGACTATTGTTGCGGAGACGTGAGAGCAACGCAAACCAGTCCTCTTCATTAAGTTCAGTTGCCTCTGGCGCGAATATGTCATCATACTCACTGGACATGATCTTTGTTGCCTTGTCCATGCCGCCTACGACGACGTGCGCCCCATTTGGGTAGCGATAAGCCTGGCGATTATTGCGGCGCGGGCCATCAGTGATCATTGGATGCTCAGTACCCAGCACATGCTCCTCATACGTCACAAGCGCGGTTTCAGGTAAACTCGCCTTCCATTTCCGCACCATGAGCGCACGGTATCGCCCGTTTGCCTGCGCCCGGTCATGCATAAGTTCCAACCAGGCGCGTGTCTTGCCTGTTCCGGCCGGGCCAGCGATCAGTACCTCCCGCTCGGTGGCCTGATGGAGTTCGGCGGCAGCTCCGTGCGGGGTGTATCTCCTCGCCTGCCGTGACGGGGTCTCCATCCGTGCTTGAACTTGTTGCTCAAGCATCGCTATGCGTTTGTTGAGTGCTGCTCTCTGCAAAACGCTGCTCCAATACCTCTACCCTGCCCAACAACTCGGTGTCGTACAGGCCCAGTAGTTTGGCCTCATCCTGCAAAACCTTGAGGTAGAGCCACCAGTCTTTTTTTCTTGCAGCTTGTGTACGGAGAAACCGCCGTGCGGCGAGATGTTCCGCCATTGCGGTAGAACGGTACTCGGCGGCCTCCTCACTGAGCCGGTCACGAGCACGAGAAATAAGGGTGTCAACAGTGCGTTGATTAGCGCCCCATTCTCTTTCTGCGTACTGAGAAATTTCCTGCCGATTACTGCCGCTGAGGAGTAGCGTGTAAACCTTGTCTACGCGGCGCTGCTGTTCGAATGTGGTGACCTGTCTGCGTGCCATGCTATGCCTATTCTGTGAAGTGGCGGTTGTAATTGCGAGGATGCGGCTGCAACTCAGCGATAGGGGGCGTTGTTTCTGTTGGTTCAGTCATTGCGTCTCCCCAAAACAAACCCGACGATGCCCGCCAGGAGCGTCCCTATCAGTCCGGTGACCACCAGTACTTCTGGTATTATTGCGAACGGGATGCCGGCAACCAGACCCACGATGACATGGAGAGCCAGTGTCGCAATCACCGCCAAGATAGTGAGGGCGAGCGGGTAGAGTTTCTCACTCATGGTGCCACCCCGTCATCCAAATCGGACACATCAACACCAAGTAACTTTAATACGTGTACAATAAAGTACTGCTTGTGATGCCCTCCTTCAGTGTTGGCTGCGTTGCGGAGCGTGCCAATAACGCGGTCAATGACGCCCGGTGTGGGGGCTGGGCGTTTGGTGATGCACTGCGCAACAGTGGGGGCAACAGTGTGCAAAATAACCAGCACCTGCTCCGCAACCTGGCGATGCTCCTCCTGCGCATGCATCGACAACCGCTGCTGAATGTAGTGATACCAGGAGCGGATGGTGCCGTTGACGTAGAGTGTGGTTTGGGTGCCCTCGTTGAGGAGGCGGCGAGCTTGCTCACGGCTGATACCGCGTTGCAGTGCATTGTTATACAAGTTCTCGGCAACGTCATCCGATGTGTCACACGCCGCTCTCCACCACGCCTGCACATCTTCGTCGTCAATGATTGTATCAACAGCGTCCCGTCGTGAGGCAGGCTGTTGCCGCGCTGGGAGTGGCGACTCAAACGCAATACGGCTGTCGTAGCGGCGGCTCTGCTGTTGCACGCCGTCCCACTCACCGCCGTTGTGCATTGACCAGTGCCGAATAATCTGCGTAGCGATGGGAAGACTGGTTGTGATGCTGACACACATATTCGCCATCGCCAAAACCGACCAGTGACCGTCACGAATGGCGCTGCGAATGAACTGGTCTGGTTTCGGATTAGCAGCCTGCCGCGTTGATGACACGCGAGCGCAGTAGGCCATCATGGCCTCTGCGTCTGGTGTATGCCACACAAGTTCTACATTCATTACACCCTCGCAATTGTGACGCCCTGTTGGTTCTGGTATAGCCCCTCATAGAGCAAGCGAGGCTCATCACCGGCAAAAAACACACATTGCACGATGCCCTCTCCTACCCAAACCCGCGACGAGAGCGTTGCGGTATTGCTGAGTTCGATGGTGAGGTAGCCCTCCCAGCCTGGCTCCATCGGGGTGACGTTGGCGATGACGCCATTGCGTGCATATGTGCTTTTCCCCGTCACGATAGCAAATACATCGGATGGTATGCGGATGTATTCCGCAGAGCGTGCCAGGACAAATGAACGCG